AATGACATTGGTCAACAGGTCGCTGATATTCTTCATTATGATATGGAATATGAGGGCGTGTTTGTTACGGCAAATAGTGGAAGAACAGGACAAACTCTTTCTGGTGGATTTGCTACGACCACACATTATGGCGTAAGAACCACAAAACAAGTCAAGCGTATCGGATGCTCGGCTCTTAAGACACTTGTTGAATCCGATAAACTTATTATTGAAGATTATGACATCATCAGCGAACTTATGAGATTCTCTCAAAAAGGACAATCATATGAAGCAGAAGATGGCCATGACGATCTAGCAATGTGTTGTGTTCTCTTTGGATGGCTAACTTCACAGCCATATCTTAAAGAGTTGACAGACGTTGATATTCGTCAAAAGATTTTTGACCAGAATGCACAAATGTTTGAAGAAGAAATGCTTCCTTTTGGAATCTATTCTAGCGGAGATTCTGTTGCCGATGCGGAGATTAATCAACCTATTGATTTAAAAACAAACTTACCAAGAGATGACTTCTGGATGGCAATGAACGCCGATAAAGTCAACTCTGACAATTTATAAATAAAAGCAAATATCGCAACTAACACCTTTGAATGGGAGATCACAATGGCGTTCCAAGTCAGCCCTGGAGTAAATATTTCTGAAATCGATCTAACTAGCGTAATTCCATCAGTTTCCACCACAGAAGGTGCAATTGGCGGAACGTTTGGTTGGGGACCTATCGGAAAGTTTGTTCTAGTAGATTCTGAAAATACTCTAGCGGCTCGTTACGGCAAGCCAACAAACAACAATGCAGAAACATTTTTTACTGCTGCAAACTTCCTTGCATACGGCAATCGTCTGTATGTGAGCCGCGCTGCTAAGACCAATGGTTTCTCAAACACAGTTGGTTCAATCTCAACATCAAGCAACACAACGATTTTTGTTGCTGGTGCTACGACATTTACCGCTGCTGGTATTACCGCTGGTCAAGCGATTTATGGTGCTGGCATTACTGAAGGCACAACTGTATCATCACTATCAGCAAACGCGACTCACCAGATTGCCGTTATCTCGGCTAACGCAACTGCAACTGGCACAGCCTCGCTTAACTTCTATGACTTGACAAACTCTTATAATGCTGTTGCTAATAGCACTACAGCGGTAACTCGTTCTTCATATATCATCAAGAATGCAGATCATTTTGAAACTATATCTATTGCGAGTGGTGTTGAATTTGTTGCTCGTTATCCTGGCGATTTAGGAAATTCTCTTAAGATTTCTGTTTGTGATAATGCTACACAGTATAACTCTACCATCAATCCTTATGCATTTACCGGCAAAACCGATGCTGCTAATGGCATTTCTACAAATAGTACGGTAATTCCTGGACCTTCTGGTATCACAATTAATGTAAATGAAAATACTGCAAATGTTTTCATCGCAAATACATCTACATGGCCAGTCGCAGTTGGTGTGGTTTATCCATTTACAAATGATATTAGAAATAATTTCGCTGTTGGTGATTATATTGAAGTTGGAAACAACTCGATTGGAAAACAATATTTAAAGATTAAATCGGTCGGAACAGTTTCTAACACAGGTGCTGGTTCTCCTACAGGACAATGTACGTTTAATCTTATTTTTGAAACTCCATATCAACTGTCAACAAACTATGCTGCGAACACTGTAACACGCAACTGGGAATATTTCAATAATATTTCTACTGCTCCTGGCACTTCTGCAACGCTTACGGCTTTAGGCGCAACTGCTGTTGACCAACTAAGTGCTGTTGTTGTTGACCAAGACGGCGTTTTTACGGGTGTTCCTGGAACAATTCTTGAAGTATTCCAAAATATGTCAAGAGCAACAGACGCTAAGAATATTGATGGAACGACAAACTATTATAAAACTGTAATCAATGATGGGTCAAACTATGTTTGGGCTACAAATGATCGCACAACTGCTCCATCAAATACTGCTATCAATGTAATCAACTCGACATCCACAGTTCCTTATGTTGCATCATTTGTAGGCGGCGCGGATGGAACAACTTCATCAACTATCGCTCTTGCCGATCTTGCTGCTGCATATGATCTGTTCAAAGACGCTTCTTCGGTTGACGTTTCTCTGATCATGCAAGGCAAGGCTCGCGGTGGTACTAATGGCGAACAACTTGCCAACTATCTGATCGACAACATTGCAGAAAATCGCAAAGACTGTATCGTATTTGTTTCTCCAGAAAAAGCAGACGTATTCGGCACAACTGCAATCGGTTCAGAAGCGGCTAGCATCGTAACGTTTAGAAACAGCGTTCGTTCTTCTTCTTATGCGTTCATTGATTCTGGTTACAAGTACCAGTATGACAAGTACAATGATGTTAATCGTTGGATTCCATTGAATGGTGATATCGCTGGTCTTACGGCTCGCACAGATACCACTCGTGATCCTTGGTTCTCGCCTGCTGGCTACAATCGTGGTCAGATCAAGAACCTCGTCAAACTTGCTTACAACCCAACTCAAGCGGACCGTGATGTTCTTTATAAGAATAGCATCAATCCAGTAATGACGAAGCCTGGACAAGGCACAGTGTTGTTCGGTGATAAGACCGCACTTAACAAGGGAAGCGCATTCGATCATATCAATGTTCGTCGTCTCTTCATTATCCTTGAGAAGACAATCTCTACCGCTGCCCAATCTACACTGTTTGAGTTCAATGACGAATTCACGAGAGCACAGTTCAAGAACCTCGTAGAGCCATTCTTGCGTGATGTTCAAGGTCGTCGTGGTATCTATGACTTCCGCGTTGTTTGCGACGAATCAAACAATACATCAGAAGTTATCGATAGCAACCGCTTTGTTGGCGATATCTATGTTAAACCAGCCGCGTCTATCAACTTCATTCAACTAAACTTTGTTGCTGTAAGAAGCGGCGTTGAGTTTACTGAAGTCGTTGGCAAATTTTAATAAATAAGAAAAAGGAGATAAAACGTGGCATTCAACATAAATGACATCAGAAGTCAACTTACTTATGGAGGTGCTAGACAGAACCTTTTCCAAGTAAATATTCAGAATCTTGGAAATGGATCAGCAGACTTCAAAGTTCCGTTCATGGTACAGGCGGCGCAATTGCCCGCCTCTACTATCACACCTATCAATGTTCCGTATTTCGGTCGTCAACTTAAACTTGCTGGTGACAGAACATTTGAACCATGGACTGTAAACATCATCAACGATGAAGATTTCTTGATCCGTAATGCAATGGAAGAATGGTCTAACAAGATCAATCGTCTCCAGCGTAACGTTAGAGAGATTAATAAATACAAGTCACAAGCACAAGTCACACAGTTCGGCAAAGACGGAACTAAACTCCGTATTTACGAATTCAATGGTATCTTCCCAACAAGCATTTCTGCTATTGATCTGGGCTGGGATGCAGACAATGCTTATGAAACATTCCAAGTCACATTCGAATATGACTATTGGACTGTTGCTGGTGGTGTAACTGGTAATGCTGGCGGTTCGTAACTGAACCCTTTATAATATTAGTATTTGGAGATTATTTTGGCTGAACTATTCGGTTTCGAGATTAAAAGAAAAGTAGAAGAGAAGCCCATCGTTTCTTTTGCCCCAAAGCAAGAGGACGATGGCGCTCTTGTCGTATCTGAAGGTGGCGTTTATGGCACCTTTGTTGATATGGATGGTTCAATCAGAACTGAAAGCGAACTGGTTAACAAGTATCGTGAAATGGCACAACACCCTGATGTTGAACTAGCCGTTGATGATATTGTTAACGAAGCAATCGTGGCTGATCCTAAGAAAGAAATCGTCACACTCAATCTGGATGAGTTAAAACAACCAGACAACATTAAGAAGATGATTCAAGCAGAGTTTGCAAATGTGCTAGAACTTCTTGAGTTTACAACTCATAGTTATGAAGTCTTTAAGCGTTGGTACGTTGACGGAAGACTCTATTATCATATCATCATTGATGAACAAAATCCAAGAGAAGGCATCAGAGAACTTCGCTATATTGATCCGCGCAAGATTCGCAAGATTCGTGCTGAAAGAAAGCGCAAGATCAAAGGCACGAATGTGTCTGGTATTGAAGTTGCTAGCGAGTTCTTCATGTACAATGAAAGAGGCTTTGCTAAGGCTCCTGGAAACAACTCATACAGTGATGCAACACAGGCTGGTGTTCGTATTGCTAAAGATGCAATCGTTCAAGTTACAAGCGGGCTAACAAACACTGCTGGTGATCTGATCCTTGGTTATCTAAACAAAGCAATCAAGCCTCTAAACATGCTGCGGTCGATGGAAGACAGTCTTGTTATCTATCGTATCTCTCGTGCACCAGAACGCCGTATCTTCTACGTTGACGTTGGTAATCTTCCTAAGCAAAAAGCCGAGCAATATCTTCGCGATATCATGACTCGTTTCAAGAACAAGATCGTTTACGATTCGGGCACTGGTGAAATCCGTGATGACCGTAAGTTCATGACAATGCTAGAAGACTTCTGGTTGCCTCGCCGTGAAGGCGGTAAAGGAACAGAAATCACTACACTTCCAGGTGGACAAAACCTTGGTCAGATTGATGACATTGTTTACTTCCAGAAAAAGATGTATAAGTCATTGAACGTTCCTGTTGGTCGTCTGGATTCTGAACAACAGTATAGTTTTGGTCGAACTACAGAAATCAGTAGAGATGAAGTTAAGTTTGCCAAGTTTGTGCAAAGACTTCGCTCTAAGTTCTCAGAAGTGTTTACTCGTGTTCTAGAAAAGCAACTGGTTCTTAAGGGCATCATTACTCTGGATGACTGGCCAGAGATTGTGGCTGCATTCAAGTATGAGTATGCTGAAGACAATCACTTTGCAGAACTAAGAAATACCGAAATCCTTAGAGACCGCGTTTCAATGTTGCGAGATGTTGTTGACTATGCGGGTAAGTATTTTTCAAACGAATGGATTCGCCGCAATGTTCTGTATCAAACTGAAGAAGATATGGAAGAGATTGATAAGCAGATCAAAGAAGAGCAAGACAATCCACAGTATCAAGTATTAGATGCTGCTCCACAAGATGGATTGCCGCCTGTTGCTGCCGACCAACAACAGATTCCACAAGATCAAGCACCAGCACCTAAAGCCAAGCCAGATATGAGCATGGGTCCTAAAGTGCCTGATGTTGTCAAGAAATAAATGCTATTATAAATATATTAAAGATTTGGAGAAAACCCATGCCAACTATTGACGATTTGATTGACTACGCAGACGCTTCGATGCCAACAAAGTTTGGTGAAACTCTAGAGACCATCCTCGCTCAAAAGGCTGCGGATTCATTGGCGCAAATGAAAGACAGCATTGCACAGAACCTGTTTGGTCAAGCGGATGAAGATGACGTTGAAGACGAAGATATCGACGATGAAGATATTGACGACACTGATGAAGACGATTACGAAGATACCGATGAAGATGATTACGAAGATGACGAAGACGAAGACTTTGACGTAGATTTTGATGATGAAGATTTCGAAATAGACGACGAAGATTTAGAAGGAATGGAAGACGATGACGAAGACGCTTAATCAATTTATCGAAGAAGGTTATCTTAAGGTCAAGTCTTCTGATGAACAGAAGTTTATTGACAAGCATGTTGCTGTCCAGAATCCAGATCGTAACGGAAACGGCGATGAGGTATTCAAAGGCGCAAAGGTCAAGACGATCAATCGCCGCAAAGAGCGCAAGGGTTATGATGCTGGCGATGACGCTAAGGTTTATGAAGAAGCGGAACTTGAAGAAAAAGCACCTCCTGGCGCTAAGTATGAGCGTATGGTAAAAGACATCAAGAAGGGCTATGCTAAAGATGGTCTGACTAATAAAGAGAAAGCCATTTCATATGCTACTGCTTGGAAGGCTAAGAAGGCTAACGAAGAAGCCGAACTCGCTGAAATGGAAAAGGATCCAAAGACACCCGCATTCGATCCTGCTCGATCAGGTCCTGGTGGCAAAGGAAAGATGATTTCCAAAAAGAGAGCATCTAGCACATCTTCAAATCTTTTCAATAAGATTATGGATAAGCATAGCAAGTATTCTAAGGCTAACGAAGAAGCAGAACAGATTGATGAGTTGAAAGACAAAACATTGCAATCTTATGCAGACAAATCTTTTAAGGCTGCCGACAGAGCAATCACGGCTAAAAGAACAGCGGATAATGAGTCCGATCGTGAAAAGGCACGCCGTACTGCCGAAAAAAGATCTAAAGGTCTCGACATGGCAACGCAAAAACGTTTAGTTGGAATGCGTAAAGAAGAATCTGAACAGATTGATGAACTTAAAAGAGAAACTGTACGCAGTTACTACAACAAGGCTATCGCACAAGGCAAACCGATCGCTGATAGAATGAAGATGGGTGGCGGTGATTGGTCAAGCGATGGATCAGACACAAAGACTCTGAAGAAGCGTGCCGCTGGTGTCACAATGGCTCTTAAGCGCCGTGAAGGCAAAGTTAAAATGAGCGAAGAAACTCTTGTAGACATTCTGTCTGGTCTTAAGGAATCACATATCAGAACTATGGTTGAAGTATATGAAAGCCTTAGCGAAGAGAACCAAGCAAAGTTTGTTGCAACATGTAAGAAAGACGGCGGCATTGATGCTATGCTTAACTTCGCAATCAAGAATAGAGGTGAATAATGGCTTATACGATTACATCAAATAAGAAGAACACCTCGCTTGTTATTCATATTTCTTCTGCTAACGTAAATCTAAAGGTTGCTGGCAATAACAGTGTCAGCAATCTGGCAATGTCTGATGAAATCCTTAATGGTGCTTATATTACTCAAGCATTCTGGGGCAATGACGGAAACGGCCATATTCAAATCTTAAGAGATTCTGCGCTTGTTGCTGTATATGATTCATCGAGTTATGTTGATTACGCTGGATCAGGTATGCCATTATCTGTCGGGCAATCTGCAAATCTGATAGTCAACTTTGTTGGTTCTGCTAATGCATACTGCGTTCTAGAACTTCAGAAGACTGGCACATTCGTCTCTGATTACTTTAAGCCATAAGGAATAGATACATGAAACTTATTACTGAAGTAACATTCGAAGCCAACTGCGTAACAGAAGCCAGAGAAGATGGCAAGAAGAACGTTTTCATTGAAGGTGTTTTTCTTCAAGGCGGAATCAAGAACCGTAATGGACGTATGTATCCTGTAGAGACATTGGCTAAAGAAGTCAATCGCTACAATGAAGCATATGTGAAGACCAATCGCGCCATGGGCGAACTTGGTCATCCAGAAGGTCCTTCAATCAATCTTGATCGCGTGTCTCACATGATCACAAGTCTTCGCCAAGAGGGCATGAACTTCATTGGTAAAGCCAAGTTGCTTGATACTCCTATGGGTAACACTGCAAAGGGGCTTATCGGAGAAGGTGTTCGTTTAGGTGTGTCTTCTCGTGGTATGGGTTCATTGAAGATGAACAATGAAGGCATCAACGAAGTTCAGAACGATTTCTATCTTGCAACTGCTGCTGATATCGTAGCAGACCCTTCGGCTCCTGATGCGTTTGTTAACGGTATTATGGAAGGTGTTGAATGGGCATGGGAAAACAATCTGCTAGTTGCACATCAAGCCAAACTTCAAATTGAACAGGCCGTGTCTTCAAGAGAGTTGAATGAGCGTAAACTCAAGATTTTCGAGACGTTTGTTTCAAAATTATAATTCTAATAAATAAATGAAATACTTTAAAGGAGTACACTATGTCCAATGATAACTATGGTGCTGACCGTCTAGACGAGGTTTCTCAGAAACTCGCTACAAAAACGTTCGTAAAACGCGCCAACCAAGCGGATGACCATGATGGATATGATGATCCATATATGCAAGGCTCGGCTTTCAAAGCCGGTGATAAAGCAATTAAGACCAGAAAATATATTGGCAAAAAGTTTGGAAATACCGCAAGTAACGATGCTGCAAAAGCATTAATAATGAAAAAGGAAGAAACTGAAATGGATGAATCAGCAGGCTCTGATACTTTGAAGCCAGGAAGCCAAGGCGGAACGAAAACAGAAATGCTGGCCACTTTCACCTCTCTTCTTGCTCAATTGGGTAAAGAAGATTTAACCAGTCTGTTCAACGATTCAATGAAAAAGTATAACCCAGACAACGTGCCTTCGGCAACTGCTCCTGGTAAAACTGGCATGCCACAAATGGCAATGGCTAAACTTGGCGTTAAGGAAGACCTCGATGCAATGTTCGCTAGCGATAGCGACCTCACAGAAGATTTTAAAGAACGCGCCTCTACCATTTTTGAAGCGGCTATTGAACTCCGTGCAAATCTGGAAATCGCTCGTCTTGAAGAAGAGTATTCAGATGCTCTTGAAGAAGAAGTTGCAACGATTAAGGAAGACCTGTCAACTAAGGTTGATCAGTATCTTAACTACGTTGTTGAGCAGTGGATCGAAGAAAATCAAATCGCAATTGAAACTTCACTCCGCTCAGACATCGCAGAAGACTTTATGCAAGGTCTTTACAACCTATTTGCCGAAAGCAACATCCATGTTCCTGAAGAGAAGATCGATGTGCTTGGTGAACTCCATGATAAGATCCTTGAACTGGAATCCGCTCTTGATGAATCAATCAACAGCCAACTAGAACTCAAGGCTATCATTAACGAAGCCGAAAAAGAAGCAGCCTTTGATGAAGTATGTGAAGGTTTAGCAGCCACTCAGGTTGAGAAACTCCGTACACTTGCTGAAGGTGTTGAGTTTAACGATATGGCTTCTTACTCAAGAAAGTTGGACATTCTGAAAGACAAGTACTTTACAGAAAAGAAGATCACATCAACCAATATTATTACTGAGACTGTAGAAGCCGGTCAAGAGCCTGCCGCTTCAGTTCCTGCAGAAATGTCACAGTATGTTTCCGCAATCTCAAAATCATTAAAGTAATAAATAAAAAATAACTACCAATACCCAAGAAAGGTAAGGAGACTAAAATGTTAGCTGAGGAAATTAAAAATAAGTGGAAGCCAGTTCTGGAACATTCAGAACTTCCAGAAATCACTGACGCTCACAAGCGTACAGTAACCGCACAAATTCTTGAGAACACAGAGAATGCTCTTCGTGAATCCAGTGCAATGGTTAGCGGTTCACAACAACTGTTGGGAGAATCACCAACAAACGTTGCCGGTAACGTTTCTAACTTCGATCCAGTATTGATCTCGCTCGTTCGTCGTGCGATGCCTAATCTGATCGCTTATGACATCTGCGGCGTACAGCCAATGACCGGACCTACTGGTCTGATCTTTGCTATGCGTTCGAAGTATGCCAACTCCACACAACTGAATGGTGAATCATTCTACAACGAAGCAAACACAGGCTTCTCGTCACGTCTTGGTGCGGGTCTTGACTCTGCCAACACTGGTGCGGCTTCTGCTACTGCCGTTGGTGCTAACACTGTTGGTACTGCTCCTGGTTCTTCAAACAACGCCGGTAACTCAACCTATAACGCTACTATGGGTCTGTTGCTTGGTGCTGCTGAACAACTCGGTACTTCTGGCTTCACGTTCCCAGAAATGGGCTTCTCAATCGAAAAAGTTACCGTGTCTGCTAAGTCACGCGCTTTGAAGGCTGAGTATTCACTTGAACTCGCTCAAGACTTGAAGGCCATTCATGGTCTGGACGCTGAAACAGAATTGTCAAACATTCTGTCGGCTGAAATTCTTGCCGAAATCAACCGTGAAGTAGTCCGCGATATCATCATCACAGCCGTTAAGGGTGCTACTGATGGTACAACGACTTCAGGTATCTTCGACCTCGACACAGACTCAAACGGCCGTTGGTCAGTTGAAAAGTTCAAGGGTCTTATGTTCCAGATCGAGCGCGAATGCAATCAGATCGCTAAGGAAACCAGACGTGGTAAGGGTAACATTCTGATCTGTTCTTCAGACGTTGCTTCTGCTCTGCAAATGGCTGGCGTTCTCGACTATGCTCCTGCTCTTAACTCGAATAACCTCAACGTTGACGACACAGGCAACACCTTCGCTGGTGTTCTGAATGGTCGCGTGAAGGTCTATATCGATCCATACGCAGGCACAAACTATTGCGTTGTAGGCTATAAGGGTTCATCGGCGTTTGACGCTGGTCTGTTCTACTGCCCATACGTTCCATTGCAAATGGTTCGCGCTGTTGATCCTAACTCCTTCCAGCCTAAGATCGGCTTTAAGACACGCTACGGAATGGCACCAAATCCATTCGCTAAGGGTGCTACGGCTGCTTCTGCGACTGCGGTTCTTGAGCAAGATTCCAACGTTTACTATCGTCGGGTACTTATTCAAAATCTTATGTAAGATCAAGAAACTACACTAAAAACTTGGGGAGGGCCGAAAGGCTCTCCCCTTTTTTTGTTTTGATGCCATGATTTCTTTTGACTTATTAAAATGCCTATGCGATATTATAAATATAAACAAAAAGGAACTACCATGATACCGTTCAAAGATTTTATCGCTGAAGAGACTTCTAACGAATATTCTGCTGCCAAACATAAATTGAATATCACAAAAAGCCGCTCTGGACATTACACAATCACGGTTCGATTTAAGAACGGACCAAGTTATTATGGACTCAGTGGCAAAGTTGGCAAACTGTCAACAGCAGTCCATGCTAGAAATGCTATTCCAGATGCAATAGAAGATTTACATAAACAATATAAGAAACATGGTTTTTCTATTCCAAAATAGGTTGACATTGCTTTAGCCTATCGGTATAATAACTATTGAAGCAATAACAATATAAGGTATCTTTAATGACTGTTCCAACAAATAAGAACTTCTTAAGCCCAACAGGTTATAAGTTCAGTATTGTTCGTGCTCCTAATGTAGCATACAATGTACAGAGAATCAATCTTCCTGGTATTAGTCTTGGTTCAGCAGAACTTTCCACACCATTTCTAGTTATTCCATTACCTGGTACTGGTATTACTTATGATACAGTATCTGTAGAGTTTAAAGTTGATGAAGATATGGCTAACTATCTTGAAATCTTCAACTGGATGTTAGGTCTGAGTGTTGCTAAGACATTTGGTGGTCATAAAACAGTTCCTAGAAATAGTATCGATACTGGTAACAACATATTGACATCTGATCTTAACCTGACTATAATGAATAGTGCTTCTAGAGGTAATGTGAGTGTTGACTTCTATGATGCTTATCCAGTCAGTCTATCAGATATGCAGTTTGATTCTACTGATACAGATATCAACTATATCAATGCAACAGTAACATTCCGATATCTCCAGCACACTATAACAAAGTTGTAAAAGAAAGTACATAATGAAGATTGATGATATTTTTGGTTTATGGGAAGTAGATAGTAAAATAGATAGAGCCGAACTTGGCAATGAAGCGATAAAGATACCACAACTCCATCATAAGTACTTCAAGATTTATACCAATGAGCGATTGGTTCTTCGCAAGTATGAAGCCGAGATGAAAACTCTTAGGATGACCAAGTATGAGTTCTACACTCAAGGTCCTACTAAAGAGACGATGGAACTTGGCTGGGAACTGCCAGCATCTGGTAAGATTTTACGCGCTGATGCGAACGCATATATAGATGCAGATAAAGATATTATCAATCTGTCTCTTAAGATTGGCATCCAGCACGAGAAAGTGGAACTTCTAGATTCCATCATCAAGTCATTGTCACAACGTGGCTATAATCTGTCTGCTGCAATCAACTGGGAGAAGTTTAAAATGGGAATGTAAAATGGGTAAACGAAGTGAGTTTGAGCGGCGAGACAGAGACTATTATCCTACACCAAAAGAAGCGGTATTGCCGCTATTTGCACATCTAGATCCAAACACAAAGTTCATTGAGCCTTGTGCCGGTGATCTTGCGTTGGTAGATATATTAGAAGAACAAGGTCATGAATGCGTACTCGCTTCTGATATAGAACCTCAAGCGCCGAATGTTCTGAAGCAAGATGCTTTATCATCAACATTCAAGCCTAATCCCAATGAAATCATTATAACAAATCCACCATGGGACAGAAAAGTTCTTCATCCTATGATTGTCGCATTCTCAAACTTGGCACCAACATGGTTGTTGTTTGATGCAGATTGGATGCACACTAAGCAATCAAAAGAATATCTTCCACGATTGAGAAAAATCATTAGCGTGGGCAGAGTTAAGTGGATACCAAACTCAACAATGGTAGGAAAAGATAACTGTGCGTGGCATCTGTTTGATAAGCCAAGTGAAACTCCAACTATATTTTACGGAAGATAGAATATGGCTGATGTACACCTACGCTTTATAAACAATGTCAATATGCAAGTAGTCTGCGATCCTTCCATCATTATGGAACTTGCAGACCTTTTGACGTGGAAGGCTCCCAACTATAAGTTCCATCCTAAATACAAAGCACGAATGTGGGACGGTAACATTACCAAGATCAACAGAATGTCTGGTATTGTCAATGTTGGTCTAGCACAGGTCATTAAGAAGTTCTGTGATAAGAATGAATACACCGTTTCTTTTGATCAAGAACTGACCTACGCTTCTGTATCAGAACATGAACTAACAGAGTTTATCAAGACACTCAATATCCCAGAGAAGTATTCTATAAGAGATTATCAGTTTACTTCTATTCTAAAGTGTATCAGAAGTGGTAGACGGACGCTGTTAAGCCCGACTTCTTCTGGTAAGTCTTTGATGATCTATATCATTACTCAGTGGTATAGAGAACACAAGAACTTGGTTATTGTTCCTACGATTGGTCTTGTAACTCAACTTGAGAAAGACTTTGAGGATTATGGATACAAAGGAACTATTCATAAGAGCACCAAAGGATTAAGCAAAGACAATAACATTCCTGCTGATATCGTCATTACTACATGGCAGAGTCTTGATAATGGTAAGAGTAGAATGCTGCCTTCATGGTATTCACAGTTTGGTGCGGTGTTCGGTGATGAAGCGCATGGATGTAAGGCTGCATCATTGATCAAGATTCTAGAGAGTTTGGTTAACTGTCGCTTTAGATTTGGCACTACAGGAACTCTTGATGATGATCCATTGAACGAACACACGATCATTGGCTTGTTTGGTCCGAAGTATCAAGCAATCACAACCAAAGAGATGATTGACCAAGGCTATGCCTCTAAGTTAAAAATCAAGTGTATCGTGCTTAAGTATGATGAGGCTACTTGCAAGAAGTTTGTCCCAAAGCCAAAAGACAAAGACGGCAAGAAGCATCCTGATAACATGGAATATCCTGATGAGATTGATTTCCTCGTCAACTGCAACGCAAGAAATGTTTTCATTAAGAATCTAACACTGTCTCTCAAGGGCAACAAACTGGTGTTCTTCAAGATCATTGATCATGGCAAGGCGTTGTATGATTTGATTGCAGAGACAAGCACAGACAGAGTGTTTCATATTGATGGTGCTGTTTCTGGTGATAACCGAGAGTCTATCAGAAAGGCTATTGAACTGGAAGAGAATGCTACTCTTGTTGCATCGCT